AGTACAACCCGGCGGAACCGTTACAATGAGTAGCCTTGCTCAAATAAAAAGAACGGCGAGGTTCACAATTAAAGAAATAAATGATATCGACTGGCTGAATGACAGGATTCGGCCAGTCTTTTGCTTGAAAATGCCGGACGGTGGCTGGGCTGAATGGCCATTAGGAATTTTTTTGATGTCGTCTCCGGCGGAACGAATTGAGAATGGCGAAAAATTCCGGGAGACGGAATGTTATGATGCGAGCCTGATTTTGGTTGAGGACAAGTTTGACGATAGATACTTTATCCCGGCTGGAACAAATTATATAGACGCGATTAATGAAATTCTGAACAGTGCCGGAATATGGAAAATAAATATCATATACCATCCGGGCATAACAGCAACAGATAAAGAATTTGAAATTGGCATGGACAAGCTAACGGCAATAAATCAGCTTCTTTCGGAAATAAACTATACTTCGTTGTGGGTAGACGAAAACGGATACTTCACGGCGAAGCCATATGTGATTCCTTCTGAACGGGAAGCTGAATACGAGTACCGGAATGATGATTTGAGCATTATTTTTCCGGGCTCAATAAAAGAAGAGGATTTATTTTCGGTGCCTAACAAGTGGGTAGTCGTTGCGTCAAACCCGGAACGAGAACCTTTGAGGAGTGTATACGTCAATGATATTCCGGCGTCAAAAACAAGCACGGTCAGCCGAAGACGAACAATTGTTGATTTCAGACAGATTGATGATGTTTATGACCAAGCAACGCTTGATGCTTTAGCTCGGAGATATGCATACGAAGCCAGCCAGATATATGGAAAATTCATTTTTGAGACAGCCCTGATGCCTCATCACAGCTATTCTGATGTTCTGTACATCGAGCATTCAGAGCATGGGATAGCTGCAAAATATACGGAAACATCATGGTCTATGACATTATCACATTACGGCAGAATGAGGCATGAAACAAGGAGGGTGATACACATATGATACCGACAGCAGAGGAATTCATAAACTTAAATCAGCCAGAACTGAAAAGCCCGTTTAGGCTTGGCGTGGTTGCAAGCGTATCAAATGGGCTTCCGGTCATAATTTTTGACGGTGAGGAAACCGCAAGCGGAAAGCTGTACGCAAAGCTGGACGGCTATTCTCCAACCACGGGGGATCGAGTTCTGTTAGCGAAGGTTTCAGGAACATACATTGTTTTAGGAAAGGTTGTGAAATAGATGATACTGAAAGAATATAATTTAAGCGTTAGGCTCCCGCAGGAGAAGGCAATCGACACAGGAATAACTCTTGTGCAAAATGACAAAGACGTATACAAACTGAATGTTCGGATATTTGATGGCGTGAATGAAATAGATTATTCCGAAGTTGACAGCGCAACAATAACATTTTTGAAAAGGGATAATAATGTTGTTCAGGGCAATATGGCCGTTGAAGCGGATCACCTCTCCTATACGCTCGGTACAAACGAAATAGCAGCACCTGGAAAACTGATAGCAACCATTCAACTTTTAGGCGCAAACGAAAGACTTACTACAGCGCGGTTTTTATTCCGTGTAGAAAAAGACCTAATAACCGAGGATGCTGTGAAAAGCACGTCTGAATTTGCTATTCTGCAACGGTTGAAAGAAGAACTTGAAGCTATTGATGTAGTTGATTTGACAAATCAGTTCAATGCGCATAAGGCAGATTATGCGGACTTAAAAGGTTATATTGGCTACAATGAAAATGACATTTATGGCGTTGAAGCTGATTTTGTAAATAATAAATTTACAAGACTTGCTGGGGCAGTTGGAAAAACACCTGGTGCAGACTTTGACAGTATAAACGCTTTTGGTGGTAGAAGAAGATGTAATCTTGCTGACAACGGAACAGTCAATGCTTACTTTGGTGATGCAGGGTATATTGAAGATGGTTCAAGCGGTCAGGTGATGGTTGAACAACCAAAATTCTATTACAAGGTTGTTCCTTTACAATTGGAACCAATCACTGATGGTATTGGCTATCATTTGAGAAAAGCAAGATATTATGTTTCTGATGTTCCAAAACCAGGATTCAAAATTCACCCTGCGTTTGTCAGAAATGGTGTAATAAAAGATAAAATTTACTTATCAGCATATGAAGGCAGTATTTATGATGAATCAGCGGGAACCTATTTATTAAATGATGGACAGGTTGCTGATTTTAATGCAGACAAACTTTCATCAATAGCAAATGCTAAACCAGCAAGCGGATTAACACAAAATTTTACAAGGGCAAACGCAAGAAATCTTGCCAATAATAGAGGGGCTGGATGGCAGTTGTCAGATGTTCTATCTGCATCAGTAACCCAAATGCTTATGATAATTGAATATGCAGCTTTTAATATGCAAAGTGCTATTGGTTTGGGTGTTGTAAATAAAGCCGACGGCGAAGGAAATGAATCTGAATTAACAGGTGCAACCACAAATTTAGGTAATGCTTCAGGAATGGCAGCCGGAACAAACGGATTGACTTCAGTTTCATATCGTGGTGAAGAAAATCCTTGGGGTAACATTTGGAAATGGATAGATGGATTAAATATTGAATGTAAGGGAATTCATCAAGCCTATTGGGCTGATAGTGGCTTTGCTGATGGTATTAAAACCTTACCTTATAAAAATTGTGGTTTCACACTTGCAAAATCAAATGGTTATGTATCAGCCTTTGGATACAGTGAAGATTGTGATTTCTTATTCTTACCTTCAGAAACAGTTGGAAATTCAAGTTTACCTGTTGGTGATAATTTCTGGCAAAATCACACTGCTGATGGCTTCTTGGTTTCATCTTTGGGCGGTCGCTGGACTCATGGTTCGAATGCGGGTGGTTTTGCTTGGGATGTGACTTATTGGTCGGGTACTCGTACTCGTAGCCTCGGCGGACGGCTGCTGTATGTTCCCCAGGGTTAATTAATATATGTTAAAAGAAAGGTGGATTAAAATGAAGGATTACGGAAGGGTAAGAAGCACAATAAGCCCTAAACCTGTGGTTATTGATGAATTCAGTGTATGGATTCATAAAAACATTACTGAAGTCAGTGAAAATGTTGGTGAAGAAAATGAATTCATTGGCTATGAATATGACATGATTCAGTATGAAAAGGATGAATATATTATGTTACTGCAATCAGGTATTGATTATATCGGTATAATGACGGGGGTGCTATAATGAACTGGTTTGAGAAAATCAAAATTTACTATGAAATGGGTTTATGGGATATTGAACGTGTAAAAAATGCAGTGATAAAAGGTAAAATTACAGCAGAACAGTATGAAGAAATTGCGGGAGAAGAATACATAGAGTAATCATTGCGTAAATTCAGGACAGGTTATGCCTGTCTTTTTATTATGCATAATTTTATGAAAGTGAGGGTATAAAATGGAACTTACACAAAATGCCGGTACAAAAACACTTCTGGGCTTGTTTACAGCAGTTTTAATGTATTACTGGAATTGTTTTACTGAGATAATGATCATTCTTTTTGTTGTCTTGATTTTGGATTATGTGACGGGAATAATTCAAGGTCTATTGGATGGTGGATTTTCCTTAGAAAAGGCATGGAAGGGTATTGTTAAGAAGCTCATGTATGGTGTTTTACTGATTGCTGCTTTGTCAGTGGATTTCATTATTATGTACATGGCAGAAGCTCTTGGAGCTGATTGGGGCATGCAAGGTATGGTTGGCATAGCTGTTTGCCTTTACCTGATTGGCACGGAAGGTTTCAGTATTGTTCAAAATCTTTTACTGATTGGTGTACCGGCTCCAGACTTCCTGCAGAAAATTTTCGGACTGGTGCGTGACAATGCCGGCAAACTCGTAAAAATATCGCCAAAAGACGGTGATGGTATATGAAAATCCAAAAGAAAGAATTTGAATGGGCCAGACCATTAAAACCACTCAACCTTTCCAAAGTCACCGGCATAGCTCTGCACCACATGGCTCACCCAACAGCCGGCATGGATGAAATCCATCAGTGGCACTTGGCCAAAGGTTGGAAAGGTTTTGCATATAATTACTGGATTGATTATGAAGGGACTGTGTGGGAAGGTAGAGGGCTACATTCCGGTGCTGGACTCTATGACCCACTTAACGATTCAGTAATATCCATTGGGTTTAAGGGAGATTACGACAAGACACAGACTATGCCGAAAGCTCAGTTCCTTGCAGGCTGTGAATTGATTCGGTATTTGAGAATCAAAATTCCTTCTATCAGCCTTGTTACCGGACACAAACACTGGCAGGCAACTTCATGTCCCGGTCAATACTTTCCTCTGCAGGAGATGCTCAGAATGTCTGAAACAATGATGAAAATTAAAGATTATGATGATGTTGCTTCCTGGGCGAAAGAATCAGTGCTGAATGTATACGAAAAAGGCATTATGCTTGGTGACGACCAGGGCAATTTCAATTCGCAAGATCCTATCACGCGCCAAGAGGTTGCTGTAATTATTGATAGATTACTAACCTCCTTCTAAGGCCTCCGAGAAATCGGGGGCTTTTTTTGTTTATATTGCACAAAAAGGTTAAGTATATATTGTGTAATATTTCTTTAAAAAAGAGTAAAATAACTGTTGACATATACGCCTGAACGGTGTATAATATACACATAAGGATAACGATTGGAGGGAAAGAAATGAGTTTACCTAAATTAGAAGGATCGGAAAAACAAGTTGCATGGGCTGAAAAACTTCGGGAAAATCTTTTTAAGTTGATTGAAAAGAATAAGGACCTGCCCGAACATCCGACATTGAGAAAGCGATACGGCGACATATATAAGGTTTTCGCAGAAGAAATTAAAAAGGAAACAAGCGCAAAGTTTTTTATCGACAATCGTGATGAAGGATTTTTCAACGTCATGGAGCGGTATCTTAAAGAAAAGAACATCTTAAAAATTGTTGAGGTCACTGACGCAAGGGATGAAAAGTGGCTCATCAAGTTTTTGGGTGAATATCCTCAGGGGCAAATACAATACAGCCCGAAAGAGTGGGCCAACTGGAAGCCTATTGAATGGACAGTTTTTTGTGAGAAAGCCGGCATTGATGTTGAAATGTTTAAGACAGAACAAACCGCAAAAAGGCAGAAAGGAAGTAAAAAATGAAACGAACACAAGTATTTTTACCGGAACAGCTCATCAAAAAACTTGAGAAGATGTCAGCAAAAAAAGGAATATCGAAGGGCGAAATCATCCGTAGGGCCC